GAAGGGGCTGGAAGACTTTGCCGCCCCGATGTACGGAGGCGAGTTGAATAGCGCAGTCCCCAGCGTGGCAGTCACGCTGCCGGTCCTGATCTCCCCTACGGGATTGGGCTGCGAGGTTTGGAACTTGCCTATAGCAGACGCTGGCTGCAGCGTTCCTCCGGATACCACCGAAGCTCGATACCCTCGCATCGAGGTGATCGTCGCTCCCGTATCTCCGACGATGAACGAGGAGATGAAGGCTCCGGCGAAGACGATAATCTTGCCAGAGCCTGCTGGATTGGTCAGCGTCATGAAGTTGTTGGCTGCGACAACACCTGCTACTTCCGCCTGGCTGTACACGTACGCCCCATCGAGAGCGGGGTTCTGTACCGTATAGGTGGAAAGAGGCAGTCCCGTGACGGCCACGTTCTGAGTTCCGGTGGGAGAGGTGGTAACGGTACCGTCAATGCGTACCGTCTGCTCCGCCATGGGTTACCCCGATTCTGCTGCCTTTACGGCAGCATCGATGTGATGCTGCTTGGTCCCGGCAGGTGTCAGACCCTGGCTCGATGCTGCTTCGTAGTTGTCAAGCTCCCGGTCCCAGGCACGCTGACGCGTGCCGTAGGCGTCGTTCACGGCAGGAGACAGTTGGAGATTCTTGGAGCGCATGCACTCCCCGAAGGACAGGTGATCCTTCGTGACACACGCAGACGAACAGTTGCGGCCCTTCTTAACGCGCGCCAACGATGCCAACGCCTTCGATAGCAGACCAGGGCACGAGCGTGATCTCGGAACGGCTAAGGCCGTTCTCGTCGGTGCGAAGGGTCAGGCCCATGCCGTCGATCTGGAGAACCTCGGCACCCTTGTGCCGAGTCTGACCGTTGATGACGACATGAACAAACTTGCCTACGGCGACCTGGTGAACCGGGTCTTCCTTCCTGGGGGCAAGTATCGGCTGCTCAGGGTCGACCATGAGAACGGCTTCGACGGTTTCTTTGCGGGTACGCGGAGGCATTAGTTGGTGTTGTCCGATCCGTAAATGCCGACGCGGGGGTGAGAAGCCTGAAGTTCGGCGGTCTTGGGGTTGTGGTTGATGACACGCTGGAGGCCAGACTCCAGGATGCCCTTCTCGTTGTTCTCCGAGTTGATCGTCTGGCCACCAGGGCCACCGATGTTCATCGGGTCGTAGTCTTCCATGTCATGGAAGGCGGGCTCGAAGAGAGGATTCACCGGCTCCTTGGCCGGGTTCTTCTTTTCGTGAGACACGGGTTCTCCTTAAGGGGCGGGGACGAAATTGGCGAGAGTGGCAACACCAGACGCAATCAGGTCAGCCTTAACGGCATCGTCTACTGTGTGCTCGTATCCGCCACGAAAGAAGTGAAGGCCTGCCGAAGGGGCAGGCCAGAAGTCGGTGTTCTGGTTGGGATTCTGGGGCAGGTTCTCTGCCCCGAGTTCATCGGTGTACGCGTAGTACCTGATCTCTTCGTACACGCCAGGAGAAACCTCCTGGACGGAGACACCCCGTGGCATCCGAAAGCGTTCATGCAGGCTGTTCCATGCGAACGGTGCTTCCTCGACGCTGTTCGTGGTGTAAATCCACGCCATGACTTCTCCTATGTGATATGTTAGGACACATGAACAATACCAAGAAGTGCCCAATGTGTAACCAAGTCAAGCCGCATGAGGATTTTTACGGCGTGGCCCGAAGGGGCGGAAGCCTTAGCTCGTACTGCAAGCCCTGCTCATCCGAGCGAGGGAAGGCCCAGAGGGCTGCCATGAAGTACAACGGGAAGGAGTATGACCTCAAGTCCATATTCAACATGACCATCGAGCAGTACGAGGAGATGCTTAGGCTTCAAGGCGGCAAGTGTGCAATCTGCCGAGAAGTTGATTCGGGAGGCAAGAGGCTTGCTGTTGATCACGATCGAGCCTGCTGCCCTGGCCGCAAGTCGTGCGGGAGCTGTATTAGGGGGCTTCTCTGCAACAAGTGCAACCAGGGCATTGGCTATTTCGATGACGATCCCGACCGGATCTTGGCCGCGATCAGGTACCTGGAGACCCTGTAGCCAGTTAGCCACGGGGTCTCCTTCTGCTTACGAGCTGGTGAGCCAGGTCGTACCGGTGTTCCGGACGACCATGGTGCCGATGGCACCTGCGGCGCCGACTGCGACCGTAGCCGCACCAGTACCGTTGATGTTGCCGGTGATGTTCACGACGTTCGTAGCCGTGGCATCCCGACGGATGACGAGAGTGCGGCCCGGAATCGTAGAAGCCGGAGCCGGAAGGGCGACGTTCGTCGGGTTCGCACCAGGCGAGACACCGATGAAGTAGTCGTTGTCGGTGGCAGTCGTAGCCGCCGTGACGAGACGGATAGTCTCGCTAGTGTTGTCAAGACCGGACAAGGTTCCTCCTTAAGGAAACCAAGGGGGCCCTGAAGGGCCCCCGTTGGATTAGGCAGCGTTGCGAGCCGAAGAGGTGGACTGGGCCACGATCAGGGACTCGGGACGGTACAGCGTCCAGCCAGCCACGCCGTACCAGCCGAGCGGCTGGAATCGGGTGAGCTTGTCGACGACCGGACCGCGCACGGTGTGGAACTCCTCCGCGACAGCCTCGGCGAGAGCCTGCTGACCGGTGAAGTACGTGTTGAACACACGCGTCTGAGACGCACCAGCACCAGCACCAGACTGAACGTTCTGGCAACGCGGGGTCTCGATGTAGCAAGCACCTTCGTACTCGCCGATCTCGCCCGCCCAGATGTTGCCAGCCGCAGAGTAGTTGTGCGGGTCACGCCACGCAGCAGCACCGGTCTCCCGACGCAGGTCGTAAGAGACCTGCGGGTGGATGTACGCGGTGTAGTAGCTACCCTTGTTCGGGTGGACCTTGTTCGTCCGGAGCTGAGTCACCGAAAGGCGAGCCATGTCCGAAGTGAACACCGAGTCGGAGTCGATCGCGGTGAGGGCGACCGGGTTGGTCGGCGTGGTGCCGAAACCGTAGCCGACAACGCCACCACCCGAGGTGCGGATGGTCTGCGTACCCGCAGCCAGGACGTTCTGGACCAGAAGATCGACGGAGTCGACAAGGTTCCACGCAACCTGGTTGACGAGACCGGCGGTGACGTCGGTGAAGCTGAACAGGTCCAGCTTGTTGGAGACCAGGATCGAGTTACCATACTCGTTGAGAGTCACGGAAACCGTGGTCGGGTTACCGGCCGCAACGGCGTCCGGGTCGACCAGCTCGTTCAGCGGAGTGGTTGCCTGAGCGAGGTCCTGGTACAGCTCGAAGACAACCGAGCTACCAGGCATGGCCTGCTGGACAGGCCGCTTGTCGGCAACCATGCGGAACATGGGCTGGGCACGAAGGGCGAACTCAAGAGCACGGTCATACGTGGTCTGGACAAGGTTCGCCATGGCAGTAGTGCCGGTAAAGGCGTTAGCCATTACAACTCCTTAGGATATTAGCCAATCCCTCCGACTCCCTTCTGGAAGCCAGCGATCAGCTCTTCAATAGAATTGGCCTGACCGACAGCAGAGGCAGCGGCTTCGAAGTTCCCCATCGGGGTTCCCTCGTGGCCTGCCTGGCTCATCTGCTGAAGGGCTGCCTGCTGACCCTGCGTGATAGCAGGTGCGACAGGCTCGGGGCTGCTCCCCTGCGCGCTGCCATTACCGAAGACAGACTGCATGGTGGTGAACCACTCGCGAGCCTTCTCCGGGTCGGGCGGTCCCTGGTAAACCGTTGCGGCACCAGGAGCACCCAGGGATTCGAACACAGACGCAACTTCACGCTTGGCCTCACGGTCGAGGAAGCTCGTCAGCTTCTCGTTGAGGTCTTCGTTCTGCTTCTTCAGCGCCTTGTAAGCGTCGCGCAGCGGACCGGGCCCATCAAGGTTTTCCCCACCCTGCTCGACGCCTTCGTTGTTCTGGTAACCCCAGCTGTCATTCATTTGATCTCCCATAAGTTGTGACGCCCCACCGATTCGGGGTGAATCGGCTTCGCTCGTCCTTAGACCGGTCTTGACTACGTCACTCCGATGCCGGTTGGTCGGGTAACGGTGGGCTACCGGGTTGTGAACCCGCTAGGGAGTCTGCGTCCATAGCCCTGGTCTTGCTAGCTGAGCTGAGAGAGGCCCCCACGGGCCGCTCCAGCGCTTCCAGAGAACGACCCGCGTTCCTGGTTGATGAGTCCCTGGCGACGCCTCAGGGCGTCCGCCTGGCCCCTCAGAACGGCTTCCTCGGCTTGCCTCTGGCCATACTCCGAACCATAGATCTCGCCCAAGGTTCCGAGTGTCTGCTGCTCGGATGCGATCTTCGCGTAACCGGTACGAGCCTGTTCGGTGGTGACGCCTTCAAGCGCAAGCTTCTCGGCGTACTGCTGATCGAACGTCATGTTGTTACGAAGCGCCTCAGCACCAACGGCTGCGGTGGCAGCCGCCTTCTGGAGATAAGGCATGGCCCTGTTCGTGTCCAGGAAGTAGGCGGTGAGGTCTGAGTTGGCGATACCCATCTGGTTCAGCGCGTTCCTGTACTCAGGATTCGCCAGCACAGTCGCCTGAGTCGCCATGTCCACACGAGACTGGATCTCGGACGGAGAGATGTTCTTGCCGATCCAGTTGTTGAAGTCACTGGGCTGGTCATAGAACCCTGTCGGCAGGCCTGCGGCTTGCATGATTTGCTTGTAGCTTGCCTCTGTTGCGAGATATTCACCGGGTGAAAGTACCGGTAGACCTTGCTTCCGCCTGAGTTCGTTGCCTGCAAACCGCTCCTTGTACTCCCTGGTCTCTTGCAGCAACATCGAGATCGTGTCTGCCGAGTACCCGTTCTTGACGTAGTTGAAGATCACGTCAGACAAAGAGCCGAGGCCGTAGGAGGTGAACAGGTTGGTGAGCGCCAGATACGCATCACGGTTAGCCCCGCTGAGCTGGGTCTTCCAGAGTTCAGCCGGATTGAGGTTTGGCTTGGTTATGTTGGCCTTAGGCGTGAGCGAAGGGTTCGAGATCTTAGAGCCAGGCGCTTTGGCCATGACGGTTCACCTCCTTAGTACTTGACACCGAAGTCCGCGAGAACCTGGTGAGCTGTCTGCATGATCGAGTTCTGGGCGTTGTTGGTCTTCTTCCAGCGAGGGTCGTCCCGGATCTCATACTCGAACTGCCAGAGCGGCTTGGCCATAGACTTGCCTGTCGAGTCCCTGAACTGAAGAGCCTTCTTGATCGTAGGATCGAACAGGTTGACGCTGCCCTGAGGCAGCTCAAGGATCTGAGCCATCGTCTGCATATACGGAGAGGCGATATCTGCAACCGACTGACCGGCATCGATCTGCTTGGCCCAGAACGAGTACGTAGCCTTGGCCTGCTCTCGCAGCTTGGATTCGTAGTCCTGCTGCGAAGCCATGCCGGACATCACTTCCTTCGCTGCGGAGTCCATCCAGGAATCGGAGACTGATATGCCCATGTTGTACGCATACTCCGAAAGCTTGTCCTGAAGTTCGCCAGCCTCACCAAAGCGCTGAGTACCAGGCATATTGAGACGACGACCGAGCTGGTATCGAAGCTGCTGATCAGTCCAGCCGTTGTAGCTGTACTGGTAAGCGAGGTCTCTCCACCCTTTGGCTGTCAGCTTCACACCCATCTGGGCCCCAAGCTGTTGAACCTTGATGATGTTCTGATCGAGCTTCTGGCGACCCGTTGCGGGGTCGCCGTACTGGGTGATCAGGAACTCTCGCTGAGACTTACTGAGGGTCTTCCACCACTTCGTGTCTCTTAGCTCCGCCTGGAACTTGGCCGGAGTCCACGTGCCGGATACGGCTTTGCTGAACAGATCCTTAAGTTCCTTGTTCGAGTCCATCAGGGACTCGACGAAACCGTACTGTTCTGCATACTCGCTTCGGGACGCGGGAGAGCCGGTACCTCCACCGGAGGTGGCGGTGGAAGTGATACTGGAGTCGTAGTTGCTGACGCTGGCGCCAGAGCTACCGAGATACTTCTTGTAATCGCCTCGGTTGTACGTGGACCAAGGAGTCCAGTTCTTGCCACCGTTCGACATGCGGTAAGCAATCTTGGCGTTGGTCAGAGGGTCGAACAGTTGCTCGTTGTTCTTCAGGCCGAACGCCTTACGGCGTTCCGGCCCCATCGCTCCGAGCATGTTGATCTGGAACAGGCCGTAAGAGTTGTCCCCGGTTCCAGCGTTGGGGTTGTGAGCCCTCGCGTTACCGCTCGACTCCGCCATGACGATCGCGTAGGCGACCTGAAGGGCCTGCCCCTTAAAGCCAGCCTGCTTCAAGATGGACATCAGGTCCATTCGATCACCTCAATCCCATGTCACGCAGGACCGCAAGTCCTGCGGTCAGTGTCTGATCCTGAGCCTTGGCCGTGGACTTCCAGCGATTGTCGTTGCGAAGCTGAACCTGGAAGTCAGACAATGATGTTCCAGTCGGCTTGCCCTCTTTGTTCAGCCCGTTAAGGGCTGACTTGATCAGAGGGTCCATGATGTCGATCGAGGTGTCCGGAAGTCCGAACGCAGAAGACATCTCCTGAATATAAGGAGAGGCGACCTCCCGCATAGACATGCCAGCATCAAGCCGATCCGCGTAGCCGGGGAACATGGACTTGGCCTGCTCTCTGATCTGGCTCTCGTAGTCCTGAGTCGTAGCCAGTCCTCGTACCACAAGCTGCGCTTGGTTCTTGATCGACTGCTTGTCAAGCCTGATGCCCTGACTGTACGCGTACTGCTTCATGGTGTACTCGTGCATGCCAGCCTGGCCAAGCAGCGTGCCGTCTTTGGTGAACGTGACGTACTGGCCAAGCATGTTACGCATGCCGCCTTCGTCGAGCCCAAGCTCGATGGACTGTTCGGCAAACTTCTTGATCTTCGATTCCGGGATAGCTGCACCGATCTCAGCCGCAAGCTGGCGGATGGAAAGGATTTGAGCTTGGACCGAAGCAGTCCATGTCGCAGGATCGGTGTTCTTCATCACCTGAGCCTGGCGCCTGGTATCCGAAGTCTCCTGCCACCACTTGGATTCCCTGAGTTCAGCCTGAAACTTATCGGCCGTCCAGGTTCCAGAGACCGCCTGATCGAACAGGCCCTTGATCTCCGGGATCGAGTTAAGGAATCCGTAAGACCAGCCGTAGTTGGAGGCAAGCTCCTCAGACGACATCTTCGGAGCCTCTTCGATGTCGGAAGGGTTGGCGCCTACGGACTGGACGCCGTCGATGCGGCGTCCTCCCATGAACAGATCGGCGTAATAGCCCTTGGTGATGTCTGCGATCTCCACAGCCTTGCCAGGCCTTGGAGTGTGCAGCATCTTTCCTCCGCCCATGTAGATACCCACATGGTCAGGACCTGCCTGCTTGGCGGTATCGAAGAAGACAAGGTCTCCTGGGCGGAGACCCTTCATCCCGATCGGAGTTCCCTCGTTGATCTGATCGTAGGTAACTCGTGGAAGCTCGATGCCGAACTTCTTGAAGCCCCACTGCATCAGGCCAGAACAGTCGAAACCCTTCTCGGGAGTCTCCTCTCCCCACGCGTAAGGCGTCCCGATGTACTGCTTGAGGTACTCGACAATGTCGGCCCCGTCAGCCACGTTAGCCTCCTGTGATCATCTGCATCATTGCGTCGAAGTAAGTGGTGCCGCTCTGGTATTTGCCGTACTCGGGAGTCTTCTTGGCCGCCATCGAGGCGGCCTGCTGGATGTCACCGGACGAGACACCGCCTGTGTTTACGGCGGACGAAGAGACCTCTTCGAGGTTCCCTGTCTCAAGGTTCGGCTTGTACGTGGTGGTGACTTCCGATGTCTGCGGACGAGCAACTTCCATCGAAGAGACCGAAGCCCTGAACTCGGCAAGCTCCTTGTCCGTCGGCGCCCTGCCGAGGGCGTCGGCGAGGGCCTGATTCATGATCGCGTGGACCTCTTCGGGCGAGGTCAGGTTGATCTCGGTACGCTTGGTCTTCTTGGTCAGCTCGCCCTTGTAGCCGATACGCTTGCCGGTGGCCAGGTCGATAACCCAGCCGTTCTCTACTGTGGTGCCCATCGACCCCTTGGAGTTTCCGTAAGAGTCGATGACGTCCCACGGAGTCCAGCGGGTAGGCGAGTTCTTCGAGAACTCGACCGAGGAATCGACCGCAGCCTTCCAGGCGTCCATGATCTCAGGCATGCCCATATCCGGGCTGAAGCCCGGCATCTTGAGCAGGATGCCCTTGTTGACGAACTCTCGCAGCTTCTTAGGGTCGTTGCGAGACCAGACGAGCGGAAGACCTACAGCGTCGTTGTAAGTCAGAATCGACTCACCGGCTTCGGCCGTTCCGCTCACTCCGGCAAGTTTCAGCTCCTTGTCAGAGGCCCTTGGCCTGGTGCCGAAGTACACGGTGTCACCAGATGCCGAGGTCCCCATTGAGGTGGAGGAGGTCACGGCACCACCCTGAACGCCAATGCCGTACTGAGAAAGAATCCCGCTACCGACGTTGTTTCCGCCGATAAGAGGGTTGCTTCCAGGCTGAGGAACTATGGGTGTGGTCACGTGACCTCCTTACTGAAGTTCATCGTTGTTGAGATACCGGTTATGTAGATCACCGAACGCTACGTTCGAGTTGATCAGTCCTAGCTTGAACTGCTCCCATGCCATGCCGATATCAGCGGCCTGCCCTGAGGGGCGGCCGGAGACGTCGTACGACAGCTTGCTCATTCCTCGCTCGTTCAGCATCTGCTTGAACTGGCGACGGCCGATCAGGTACTGAGCCAGAGGCTGCATCTCGTACCGCATCGGGTCGGTCATCAGGCGCTCATCCTGCACCGCCATCTCGAACGAACGGATTCGCTCGTTGACCTTGCCCTTGTCGACCGTAGAGAATGCGCTCTCCCAGGCAGGGTACTTCTGCCCGATACCGGCAACCAATTGCTGCTTGGCTGCCACGTACTGCTCGGCCCCCTTCTCCGCATACGACTTGAAGCCGTTACGGATCAGCATGGAGTCAAGTGCCGCCTTAGCGGCACGGTACTCGTACCAGCCTCGATCGGTCTGCGAGTTCTCAATCGCCTCTTCGGCAGAGATCTTGTCCCGAGCCTTAGCGGCTCCGAAGTTCTGGTCAAGCTGCTTCTGATAGACGGACGAGCTGAACGGTCCACCGTTGTAGATGTTGCCCACCCAGAACTGAGCCATGTCGGGATCGGCAGAGATGAGATCCTTGTACTTCTCGGCCATGTCGTCGGCTGAAACCGTAGCGGCGATGCCCATGCTCTTGGTGAGCGAAGCGGTAAAGCCGCCATAGTCAGGGCCGAACTTGGCCAGGAAGTTATCCCGGTAGTTCTCGGGGTCGGCCTTGCGCATCTGTCCGAGCTGGTCCACGAAGAACTGATACGGAGTTCCGGTCAGCGGGGTGTTGCTGGACTGAGCAGGAGATCCCCATGCCTCAAGGATGTTGAGGTACAGAAACTGCCTGGCTTCGTTCTCGATATCCTTCTGCGAGAACTTGGCCTGTCCACCAGACTGCTGGTACTCCATCTGCTTCTTGTTCCAGATAGCCAGGTACGCCTTCTGGTACTCCTCGTTATCAGGATCGTCGCCCTTGTATGCATCCCAGATGGAACGCATGTACTTGGGGATGATGGCCTTGGAGGTATCCGTCGGACCGTAAGGGAGGATCTTTGCCCACTGAAGGAAGTCGCCCGTTCGGGGCGACGCCTTGGCGATCTGAGAACCAGCCACCTGAACCAGAGGACCGGAGCCAGGGTTGAACCAAGGATCTCCAGGGAGGATCGTGTTCATCGCCGAGACCTTGATAGGAAGATCTCCAGAACCCTTGCTCTTCCACGGCGCACGAAGATGCATGACACGCTTCTCGATCGAGACGAACTCCCGACCGATCACCGTACCGCTACCCGGAATGGGAGCGCCTTCGTCGTCGTACTTCACAGTCGAAGGATCGACGATGCTGACGTATCCATCCATGCCGACCTTGTTCCCGTACTCGTCGGTGACCATTCCGGCGGCAACCGGAGCGTTGTACACCTGAGAGATGCGGCCGACCAGGTGAGGCTTCTCTGCGATCAGCCCGCCCCAACGGGCGAGGCTGTCAGCGTGGGCGGAGTAGAAGGGAGTGATGAACCGCAGAGCCTCGCTCGCTGTGGTGCGAGCGGGATCGTAGACGAGCTGGCTCATATCCTTACGGGCGAGCCTGTCCGAACCTTCGAGGATCTTCTGGAGTTCGCCAGGAGTGAGCGAGTCATCCTTGCCGACAGATCGACGGTAAGACAGTTCGGTCTTCATCAGCTCCTTGAACCGGCCCTCCTGGAATCGGAGGTACGTCGGGTGACGGGAGATGATGTCGGAAGGAATCGTGCCAAGCTTCTGGAACGCCTTCTGAACGATCCGGTCTACGATGTTCCCTGCAGTATCCTTCGCCGAGATTGCAAGCTTCTCGGCTATCTCCTCACCGTGAACCGTCGGGAAGTCGGACTTGGCGATAGCGTTGCTCAGGTCCGCTGCGGTGACTTCGTCTCCGTCCAGGATCTTCTGACGGAGGCCGGTGTCTTCCGGAAGGTACTTGTCGAGCGTGAGCCCGATGTCGTCGATCAGCTCCTGCGGGTTCCTGGCACGAATGCCGAGGTCCGCGAGATGCTGCTTGCCAGCCGGAGTATGCAGCCAGGCACGAGCGGCCTTACCGCTCGGGTCTTCCATCACCTTCAGGAACAGATCGTCCTGAGCGAACTGACGGTTGATCGCGTGAGTCCATGCCTGCATATGGTTAGCCGCATCAGGCTGAACATACGTCCACGAGCCAGACTTGATCATCCGGTTCATGTCCACAGCTTCACTTCGGGAGACCATGGAAGCAAACGCAGAGTCCGAAGAGATCTGCTCTCGCATGATCGGGTTCTGCCACTCACCCGAGAACGCCTGCGGAATCTTCACTCCGCCGACCTCGAAGTGGCCTTCGCCCAGTCGCTTACCGGTAGCCCCAAGGGCTACCCGGTAGATCTCGTTGTAGTAATCGGTGAACTCGTCAAGCACGTTCTGATGATCGTCGATCCTCATGGTCAGGTCATCGATCTTGTCCTGAAGGCTGGTGAGCTTGTTGCCCTGCCTGACGTTAGCCCCAGATCCCGGCATGTTACCGAGAGTCGGAGGCTTGTTCATGCTTTCGACAACACTCGCATGGCGCTTCTGATAGTCCTTGAGCTCGGACTTCAGGTTGTCCATGAGTTCCCGCTCCATCTTGACGCGGGCGGTAACCACGGGCAGAGCGTTGCTGACCCTGATCCTGTCGACCTTGAGCGAGTCGAGCTCGCCCTTGATGGTCTGCTTCTTGAGCGGGTCGCTCGTGCGGCCAAGCTCCTTGGTCAGAGCAGCCCTGCGGGCCTGTACAGCAGAGATCACGCCAGGGTCCTCGATCCTTACGATCGAGTCCTGAATGCCGGTGGTCGTAGGCGTATAGCTTCCCTTGCCGACAACCGCCCGAACATACTGGTTGCGGTTGAGCACGAAGTTCTTCGCACCGATACCGCCATCCACGATGACCCGGGACAAGAAGCCGAACTTGATGGCCGAAGCCGCAAGCTCCTCAGACAGCATTCGCGGAGTGTAAGCCGGACGCAAAAGCGTTCCGGCCTTCCAGATCGTGTTCATCGAATCCGCAACAACCTTCACCGCATCCGAAGCAGATCCTCCAGTAGCACGAATACGCTTCATGCCACCAGACGTGCGGCTAAGCGCACGCTCGATCTCGCGGACAGGGAGCAGGCCATCGGTCTGACCGAGCTGAGTCTTGGCCAGAGGAGCCAAAGCCCACGCCTCGCCATCCTCAACATAGTCGACGGTCTTGCCGCCTTCTCGGCGAGCACCAGAGAACGCCTGGCTGCCAGGATTGTAGACCTTACCCTGAGCCCCAAGCAGGGTCTTCACGGTCTCATCGGTCTTGGCCTGAACCATTCCACTGATAAGCCGTGCGGTCTCACCATCGAGACCGTGAACCCTCGTAGCCATGTGAGTGACTACGTCGAACTTGATCTGCTCAAGAGCCTTGGACTTGGCGACCTTGTCGCCAGCAGTCATGTACAGGTTGTGCAGCTCGGCTCGCTCCGCAGCGCCCAGACCGGGAACCTCTCGGAGCATCTCGTACACACGCTCACCCGAGTCGGCTTCGTTGTGATTGACACGTCCGACCGGTGTCTTGTCCGTGAACGACTGGACGATCCGAACCGGAGTTCCGTAGAACCCGTTCCGGTATCCCTCGGTCGTGAAGCGACCTCGGCGATCGGAGATCTTGTTGATGTACTTGCGCTCAGCGGAAGCCGCAACGTTCGAGAAGGAGCCGTTGCCCATGCGGTAAGAGCGAGGAAGTCCACCGAATCCAGTCGCCTCAAGCGACGTGAAGTCTTCGGCTTCCTTACCAAGGTTTCCACCGAGAAGCTTACGCAGGGCGTTGTCCTGAGCCTGCAGACCAGAGAGCTCGCCGTTGATCAGATCCAGCTTCGAGTTTTTCCATGAGTCAATCATGGCCTTGTCGATAGCCGAAGCATCCGAAACGCCCATGGTCTTGTACAGGGACCTACCGGCCTCCTGGTGGAGGGCCGTCTCCCGCGTGAGCGGGGCGGTGAGATCAAGTCCCTGAGGGATGACCGTGGGACGCTTGGCCTCTTCTGCTGCGAAGTATCCGAGGAGAGTCGAGTCGAACTTGGTGGAGTCGACCGCTACCCGGTTCTCCGAGAGTCGGCCGATGTCGTCCAGGAC